ACAAATTAAGAATGTCTGGTTTAGGTAGACCAGTCTGTCAACAACTATTAGAAAAGAATGGTGTCCAACAAGAGACACAATACAATCTTTTATTTAGATTTTTATTCGGTGATATCGTAGAAGCAATAGCTGTTCTTGTATTAGAACAAGCAGGGGTAGATATTGTCGCAAAACAAAAAGCAGTCAAACTTACGATCGGTGGATCAGAAGTTACTGGCACATTAGATTTAATTATACGAGATGAAACTGGACAAGAGAAAGTCTGGGATATCAAGTCTGCTAGTGAGTGGGCATACAAGTTTAAGTACACTGGTTATGGTGGTTACGATAAGATAAAAGAAGATGATCCATTTGGCTACATCATGCAAGGTCATTTATATGGAGAAGCAACTGGATTACCTTTTGGTGGGTGGATCGTTGTCAACAAATCAAGTGGTGAAGTTGCCGTGGTTGAAGCACCAGAGTGGCAAGATCAAGATAGAAAAGAATACTTAGAGGATGCAAAGAAGCGTGTACAGTTTCTAAACAGACCATTTAGTGAGTTTGTTGTGCCATACAAAGATGAGTTTGAAGAATACAAAGGCGAACGAACTGGCAACAAGCTTATGCCAAAGCCTTGCAACATGTGTGGGTATAAAAATTATTGTTGGAAAAATGCAACCTTACATGATAAGATCACATCAAAAGCTAAACAGCCACCTCAAGTGTGGTACACCAGATTAAAAAAGAAAGCATTGTAATGCCAGTATTGTACGCAAGAAATTACGTAGCAGAACTTATGGAATTAAACGAGGACATGTACCACGTTTATATAGACTCCCATGTGGAGACTGGTGGTGGGAGAGAAACAGTTTTTTTACGTCAACATGAAAGAGGTATTCCCCTTACTCTTCGTGAAAACTTTTCAGAAAACGGCTCTCTCACTTCCAACACAGAACAACGAGATATAGTAAAGGTAGAAAATGAATTTCAAACTATTGGTTACGCACTTAGTCAGGGTAAAATAATATGCCTTCCGATGTTTCCCCTAACAATCCAACTTATCACAATAGAAAAACAATCCCCCAAACTGGCAGGGTACATAAACAAAAGGATTCAATCGTTAGGATTGGAGATGAAACCAATATGAGATACAGATCTAAGTTTGAATTAGAACTAGCTAAAGTTCTTATGCGTCACAAGGTTAAGTTTGAATATGAATCTAAAAAGTTTTTGTACATACCTAAACCTAGAACGTATACACCAGACTTTTACATACCTGAAACAAATATATTTATAGAAGCAAAAGGACATCTTGATAAAGCAGATAGAGTAAAGATGGCACTTGTGAAAGAGCAACACAAAGATCTTGATATACGTTTTGTATTTATGAACGCTAAGAATAAAATTTATAAAGGTAGTAAAACAACATATGCCGACTGGTGTCTTAGGCACGATTTTCAGTGGGCAGAAAAAACAATACCTTTGGAGTGGTTTAAAAATGGAAAAAGATGAAGTAGAAAATTTTATTAAAGAAATGGGATTGGCAAAAGGCAACTACTATATCATTCTTCAAGATGTGGGTGAGGATAAATTTAAAATGATGGCTTACGACACAACTGGTAAAGAACACAAAGATGAAAAAGACCACTCTGTTGCATCGATAATGCACGAAGGTTTAGTGGGGTTGCTTACAACAAAGGGAGAAGAACTATTTAACTTTGGTTATTCTGAGTTGGCATATAGGTATTCAACTGGTAGAATGTTTGATGAAATATTAGACGAAGAAGATAAACATAAAGAAGTAAAATACAGAGATAACGTGATAGAGGTTGATTTTGGCAAAGATTAATGATAAGAATAAAGAACCAGAACGGTATTACGACTGGATAGGTTGGAAACTAAAACAAGAAAGAAAGAAGATGAAGAACGGAAAATTAGATTATCATAAAAATATGGAAGATATGGTCAATCATCCACCACATTACAATCAGGCAGGCATTGAAGCCTTAGATGCAATTTTAGCGGCCACAAACGAAGGCAGTGAATATTATCTACAAGGTAATATAATAAAATATCTTTGGAGATATAGATATAAGAATGGGTCACAAGATCTAGAGAAAGCTTTGTTCTATTTACAGAAGATGATTAAAGTAGTAAAAAAATTAGAGGAGAATGATAATGTCAATATCAAATAGTTTACCTACCTCTTATCAACAGTTCATACATAAGTCACGCTATGCGAGATGGCTTGATGACGAGGGGAGAAGAGAAAACTGGCACGAGACTGTAGAAAGATACGTTTCGTTCATGGAAAAAGCACTTTTAGAAAAACACAATTACAAGCTCTCTGAGGGCGATAAAGTAATCATTACAGAGTATATAACCAATCTTAGTGTTATGCCCTCTATGCGATCCTTAATGACAGCAGGAGAAGCACTTGAGAGGGACAATGTATGTGGTTACAACTGTAGTTACCTACCAGTAGATAGTCCACGTTCATTTGATGAAGCGATGTACATACTGATGTGTGGAACTGGAGTGGGTTTTTCTGTAGAAAGAGAGAACATAGAAAAGTTACCAGTCATCAGTGAAAGTATGCAGAAGTCCGATGTTGTTATTGTCGTTGATGATAGTAAGATGGGTTGGGCAAAAGCCTATCGTGAATTGATTGCTTTACTCTATTCAGGTATGATACCAAGTTGGGATGTATCTAAGATACGACCTGCAGGTGCTAGACTTAAAGTTATGGGTGGCAGAGCATCAGGACCTAATCCGTTGGTTGATCTATTTAAGTTTACTGTTCGTAAGTTTGAAGAAGCAAAAGGTCGTAAATTGTTTCCAATAGAGTGTCACGATATTATGTGTAAGGTTGGAGAAGTTGTAGTAGTTGGTGGGGTCAGAAGATCTGCACTTATTAGTCTATCTAATTTAAACGATGATCAAATGAGACATGCTAAAACTGGAGAGTGGTGGAGTGCAAATGGACAACGATCACTTGCAAATAACTCTGTTGCTTATAAAGGCAAGCCTAAGATGGAAACTTATATGAGAGAATGGTTATCTTTGTATGAGTCAAAGTCTGGAGAACGTGGTATGTTCAATAGGCAGGCCGCAGATAGTCAAGTTGCTAAAAATGGTAGAAGAGAAACTGGCTATATGTGGGGTACAAATCCTTGCTCAGAGATTATATTAAGACCATATCAGTTCTGCAATCTATCAGAAGTAGTTGTAAGAGAAACAGATGATCTTGCTACTTTAAGAAGTAAAGTACGTGTTGCAACCATACTGGGTACGTTTCAATCTACCTTAACAGATCTCAAGTATATACGTAAGATTTGGAAGAAGAATACAGAAGATGAAAGATTGTTAGGAGTTTCCTTGACTGGTATCATGGATCATCCTATACTATCTAAGATGACTGATTCAAAGATATGGTTACAAGACATGAAACAAATGGCAATAGATACAAATAGAGAGTATGCTGAAGCAATAGGTATACCACAATCTACTGCTATAACTTGTGTCAAGCCAAGTGGCACAGTATCTCAACTTGTAGATGCTGCGTCAGGTATACACGCTAGACACAATGATTTCTATATAAGAACCGTGCGTGGGGACAACAAAGATCCCCTAACAGAGTTTATGAAAATGGAAGGCATACCTAATGAGCCAGACGTAATGAAGCCAGATAGCGTAACTGTCTTTTCTTTTCCAATGAAGTCGCCAAGTGGTGCAATCACCAGAACGGAGATGGGTGCAGTAGAACAACTAGAGTTATGGAAGTTATATGCAACCTACTGGTGTGAACACAAACCATCCGTTACAATCACTGTAAAAGAAGAAGAGTGGATGGAAGTTGGTGCGTGGGTGTACGAGAATTTTGACATCTCGTCTGGGGTTTCCTTTCTTCCCCATAGTGATCACACCTACAAGCAAGCACCTTATCAAGATATAAATGCAAGAGAGTTTAACGCTTGGAACAAGAAAGTTCCGTTGACGTTAGACTGGTCTAAGTTTTCTGATTTTGAGAAGGAAGATAATACAACTGGATCTCGTGAACTGGCATGCACTGCAGATGCCTGCGAAGTCGTGGACTTAGGTGCATCGTGATTACAGAGATACAGATTAACAGCGATTACATGAGCCGTGCGAGGGAAAAGGCTTCTTCTGTAGGCATACTGCAGGGGAGTATTACAGGTGGCACACGAAACGTTATAGGTGCGATAGGCGAGGTAGTCGTTGCTGATAGTATTAATGCTGATGAGATAAGCACATACGATTATGATCTTGTTAAAGATGGGAAACGTATAGATGTTAAGACTAAACGTTGTAACACTAAACCTCTGCCTTACTATGAATGTTCTGTCGCACTTCATGGTACAAAGCAAGATTGTGATACGTATGTGTTCGTCAGAGTTTTATCTGACATGAGTAAAGCTTGGATATTGGGTAGCATATCTAAGCAAGATTTCTACGACAGAGCTACCTTATACAGAAAAGGGGACATCGATCAAGACAACGGCTTTGTGTTCAAAGCTGATTGTTACAATCTAAGAATAGATAAGTTGAGTCCTATCCATGCAATTCAAAAGTAAAGTAAAAGCTAAGTTATTTTCACTAGAATACTATTTAAATAAAGATGGTAATGTGGAGATGCTATATGAAGCAGTAAAACCAGAAGATCTGGAAAGAGAACTTAATTCAGGTTTGCCTATGTATACTGGCACAAGTCAAGTTGCATCATTGCTTCGATATTTAAGGAAGATGGGAGATGAGATAATTAAAGGAAGTGGTAATTACGTATGAAGATTTTTTTATTACTATTTTTATTTATTAGCTCATTTGCACTAGCAGGAGAATGGAATGATAAACCAGTTATGTGTGCAAAAGCTGAAGAGATATTTTACGTTATAAATGATAAAAATGAAAAGATATCATTTGAAGCTAAACAGTTTACCAAAGTGCGTAATAAAAATGGTTTATCTGATATACCTGCGTACATACCCCTACAGGTATATATGAATAAAAAAACTGGAACATATACTATTGTAGAATATCATCCCAGTTATGACACGTATTGTGTTATCAGTTATGGTACAGAGTTTAAACAGTTTTTTTCTTTTTAGATTTATTTTCTCATCATAGCAAAATCTGCACCTGATATTTTACCATCTTTGTTTTTGTCTAATTTCTTTTGGCCGCCAACGAGTTTGCCACCATTACTTTTATTTTCAAACTTTTTAATAGCACCACCAAGATTCATACCCATGCTAAATCTTTTGGGTTCAGTAGCACCCATGTTTTTTGCCATAGTCGTTGGTTGCACTCTGTTTTGTTCAGCGAGTCCACCCATAGGTTTACGTGGCATTGCCATACCACCACCATACATTT